AGCACAAGTCACAGCTAATTTAACTGAACAATGGATCCGTGAGCGTGATATATTAATTGAGACACTAGACACTAAAATCTCTGCAGCATTGGCAGATGAATTAAATGAATTGCGTGAAGATGTTGAGCGGTTTCGTGATTTAGAAGCTGAATATGCTACTAAACTAGTTGAAACTAAATCAAATATGTCAAAAGTGCTGAAATCTGATTTGTATCAATTAATCGGAAAAATGGATACATTTCTGGAGGTTCGTTTAGCATCTGAGCTAAATGAATTGAAAGAAGATTTGGCAATTGTAAAACACAATCAATTTGGTAAAACAGTATTTGAAGCATTTATCTCTGAATTTAAGCATCACTATGCTAGTGATGGTTCTATTGAGTGTAAATTAACTGAAACTGAGTTACGATTGGATGATGCTCTATCGGCATTAGAATATGCAGAGAAAAAGACATCTAAAATGGAACGTAAGATTAAACTAGAAAAGGTGCTAACACCACTATCTGGTCAATCAAAGGAAGTAATGGAAGCGATATTAAGAAACGTTGATACTCCGTTACTAGAAGAAGCGTATGATACTTATATTGGTCGTGTATTAAAAGAAGTCCAATCTTCAGAGAAAGAACATGGAGTACTAGCTGAAGGCAAAAGAACAGCAACCAAACGGGTTGCAGGTATATCCAGAAGTGGAAATGATGATGACCGCATTATGACTGAATCATATCAGGCACAACGAGATTCCCATACCACATTCAGTGAAGCCAACAAAGCACACTTGCGCAAAATTGCAGGTATTTAATAAAAATCAACAACTAACTAGCTAGTTAACAAGGAGAAATAAATGAATGAAATATTTGAAAATTGGTCAGAAGTAAAAGAAGCACTTCTAGACGGTCTAAGCACACAAAAAAAACAAATTGTCAGTACACTACTGGAAAACCAAAAAAATCACATCTTAACTGAAACTGCTGCAGCTGGTGCGGTTGGTGCAAATGATATTGCTGGCTTCCGCAAAATTCTGATTCCAATGATTCGTCGTATCATTCCTGGTACGATTGCTACTGAGATCGTTGGTGTTCAACCAATGCAAGGTCCAGTTGGTCTAGTTTATACTATGCGTTATCGGTATGGTGAATCAGTTTCAGTTCCTGCTGCTGGTTCTGCTGGTAACCCATGGACTGCAAATGGATCTGACGGTAACATTACTGCTGGTCAAGAATTGTTCGGTAACAATCCAGTATTGCGTCAATTCTATTCTGGTGCAGCTGGTGCTGTAGGTGGTACTCCTGATGCACAAGTTGCTGGAGCTTCTGGTATTGCTAATCCTTCAGCTGCTGAAGCAGGCATTGGTGCTGCTGCATCTCGTGGTGCATGGCCTTCAAGTCTACCTGCATATGATACCTCATCATTTGGTCCATATGGCCCAGATGCAATTGGTAAATCATACGCTGGTCGTTTGTATGGTGGTGCTGGTAGTTATATTGAAGGGTCTGGTGGTCGCACAATGAAATTAGAAGTAATTTCACAAGCTGTTGAAACTGGTACTCGTAAATTACAAGCTGGTTGGACAATCGAAGCTATGCAAGATTTAAAATCACAACACGGTTTAGATCTTGAATCTGAATTATCACAAGTAGTTTCTGCTGAAATCGTTCAAGAAATTGATTCTGAAATCTTATCTGATTTACTAGCATTAGCTGGTACTGTTGGTACTTATGATTATGCTACTATTGGACTTGGTCCACAGTATCAACCTGCTTACTTAGGTGATCGTTTCGCTAACTTAGGTATCATCATTAATGCAGTAGCAAACGAAATTGGTCGTAAGACTCGTCGTGGTACTGGTAACTTCATTGTTGTTTCTCCAATGATCGTTTCTGTACTTCAATCTGCTGCTAAATCAGTATTTGCTCCTGCAGTTTCTGGTGCTTTTAAAGGTCCAAACAACACTATGTTAGTTGGTACTTTAAATGGTAACATCAAAGTTTACTCTTACTTATGGAACCAAGTTTCAGGTTTGGGCGCTGCTGTTAATGATACTATCTTAGTAGGCTATAAAGGCGGTAATGGCGAAACTGATACTGGATATTTCTATTGTCCTTATATTCCGTTAATGTCTTCTGGTGTTATTATTAACCCAGTTACTTTTCAACCTACAGTCTCTATGATGACCAGATATGGTAAAACGGCTTTCTCACAAACCCAAACATCATTAGGTAATTCTGCTGACTACTACGGCAAAATCAATGTAGCCAATTTTCAATTTGCATAATAGCTAAACCCCACAGAAAACCCAGCTTGCTGGGTTTTCTTTTATCTAGCGTCGGATACGACTCCGGATACGCAATTCAAAAACAAGTAGAATGTTGGTTTATCGGATATAACCCAGTAAACAACAATTGGTATCGGATATAACCTAGTAAACTGTGTTGATTTGGATATAAATATATAGTATTATAATGGAAATACTAACATATCAAACAATACTAATATGACTGTAACTAAAACCCAAATAAATCTTCAAAATAGATATAACACTTTTATTGAAAAATCAAATCTAGTTCATAACAATTACTATGAGTACTCCGGTATAAATTATATCAATTCAAAAACCAAAATAACAATAATGTGTCCAGTTCATGGTGTGTTTAAACAAGCTCCTGATATGCACGTAATGGGCCAAGGTTGTCCTACTTGTGCACAACACAATCTAAAGGTATTGCACGAAGTCTTTATAGAAAAAGCAAAGCAAGTGCACAACAATTATTATGATTATTCTTTAGTAGATAGCTCTACTTATTTTAATATTAGATCTAAATTACCAATTATATGTCCAAAGCATGGGGTGTTTTATCAACGAGGATCCGATCACAATCGTAAACATGGGTGCCCAAATTGTAGCAAAAAATCGTGTTCAACCAAATCACTAATATGGTTAGATAATGTGATGATGCAAGATAATATACACATTCAACATGCAGGAAATGGAGGAGAATATAGAATACCTAGTACTCAATTTGCTGCTGATGGATATTGTGCTGATACAAATACTGTATATGAATTTGATGGTGATGCATATCATGGTAACCCAAACAGATATGTACCTGATGCAAATTGTCATCCTAGAGACAAATCATTGACAGCTAAAGATTTATATGATAAGACTATAATCAAACATAATAAGATTAGTGAACTTGGATATCATTTAATTACAATATGGGAATCAGATTTTGATTCAAATAAGTTATCAGCAATAAATGAATACAATGATTTAGTAGTATCTAAAACAGATAATACATACCCAGAAAAGTTATTAAAAATAGGGTTGGTAATAATTGGAGAATATATAGGAGCCAAGTCTCACCACGATATGAGGTGTTTAAAATGTGGTGGAATTCATAACTCAACTCCACTTTCCAAATTACAAACAGCAAAAACTCGTCCCAATAATTATGGATGTCCTAATTGCAACAAACTACAAACTGACATTATGAATAGAAATAGAGGTAATTACGAAAATAGATTATTGGAGTTAAATTATAAAGCATTTGGATATAAAAATGCATTAACAACGTGTTTGTTGGAATGTACTGTTTGTGGTAAACAAAAAACAGTACTTCCTACATCAATTATAATACGCAATGTTCCATGTTGTAAAGGATCTAAAAATGGCTAGAACACACGAACAATTTATATCAGAAGTTAAAGATAGGAATGAAAATAATCCCCTGTTTAAGATTAGGATAAAACGAGGATCTGAATATAGTACATTAGATATTGGTATGGTGTTTGAATGTTGCAATGGGCATCCGGATTTTACAACAAAACCAAGATATATTATACAAAAGGGATCTGGATGTCCATTGTGTAAAAATAAAAAGACTAGTGTAACAAGTGGAAAGGGGATGTGTGAGTTTATTTTGCAATTAACACTGATGCACCCCAATATAACCATACAACCAAGACAACAATATGTTAATACTACATCTAAATTAAAATTTAAGTGTTCTGAAGGACATATATTTGAAACTTTGCCTAAATCGTTATTGGTTGGTCATGGGTGTCCTATTTGTGCAAATATAGCTAGAAGAACAGACAACTATGTACAATCATTGTACTATTCATCTAATTGTAGTATAAACGAATTTAGAGAATTAACCAAAGATATCCATGGAATTGACGTTGAGTTAATCCCTATATCTAAGACATATGCTAGACGGTATTATATGGATAAGTTAATAAAAAACCCATCATCTATTTTTGTGTATGAGGATGAGTGGGAGAGTAATAAGGAATTAATAAAAAGGAAGTTGCTTCATTATGCCAACCAAAGTGAAACCATAAAGATACATGCCAGGAAGTGTATGATAAAATTAATAACAAATGATGATAAAAGAAATTTATTGAATAATAATCATGTTCAAGGAAATGATAATGTTAAGCTAGCATATGGTGCATATTATGGTGATATTCTGGTATCTGTAATGACATTTTCGATGCCTAGAGTATCTGTTGGAGCACTAAAGAAGGATAGGGGTGAATATGGTGGAATATGGGAATTGAGTCGATTTTGTACTGATACTAATTATCGTATACCAGGCATTGCATCAAAGCTACTAACACATTTTAAAAGAAACCATGATTGGGCTGAGATATATAGTTTTGCTGATAGAAGATGGAGTGTTGGAAATATGTATCATCAATTAGGATTTGATTTAATAGCTACCAACCCACCAGCATATTTCTACGTGGTAAATAGAGTACGAAAACATAGATGGAACTACAGAAAAGATGTTTTGAAAAAAACACTACCCAATTTTGATGCTGGATTAACTGAAGATGTTAATATGATCAACCATGGATATTGGCGAGTATGGGATTGTGGGACATTAAAATTTTCAATGAAAAACAAGTAACTGTTGATATTTGTAACAATATATGGAGTAGAGTATGCTGCTCAAATCCCAGAATTGTTGTCACCAAATAATACATTGACATAAATATATTGAACAGTCATATGGTAGATATGAAATGGAGGATGATTGAATACAATATTTGTAGCAATAGCTAGTTATCGTGACACTGAATGCCAATGGACGATTAAAAGTTTATTTGAACAAGCTAAGTACCCTGAATTAATTAGAGTTGGAATATTATGGCAAACCATTCCAGAAGAAGATCACCATACTTGTTTTATCGAACCATATGTATATCCAAACCAAGTTGATGAAGTATTTGTGCATATTTCACGAGCCAATGGATGTGGGTGGGCAAAGCGTAATGCATTACGTATGCATAAAGATGAAAAATATACTATGTTAATTGATAGTCATATGCGATTTGCTAAAGATTGGGATGAAGGATTTATCGGTATGTTAGAATCAATTAATAATCCCAAATCAATGATATCAACATATCCAGCAGCATATGAACCACCTGATACGCTAATATCATATACTGCAATAATAACCGAAGGTGGATTCAATTCATCATCGATCCCTAGTATGTCAAGTCGCATAGGTACAATGACAACCCCTATGATTAACCCATTTATTGCTGGTGGATTTATGTTTGCTCCAAGTTCACTATTTATAGAAATACCATATGATCCATATTATTATTTTTACGGAGAAGAGCTTTCATTTGCCATCAGGGTATATACACATGGGTGGGACATATACACTCCACACATCTGTTTAATATATCATTATTACTATAGAACCGAATCCAAGCGACAGTGGTCAGACAATACCACCTGGACAACATTAGATACATTGTCAGTTGCTCGTGCAAAGCACCTGATGGGAATAGAATATACAACAAACCCAAATGTGCTTTATGAGTTGGACACCAAATATGGATTGGGAACAGTAAGAACGCTTGAATCATATCAAGATTGGTGTGGATATTCATTTGCTGATCAAACAACAAAAAAAGGGACATGGATACCAACTGAGTGAGCTACCCACGACTAACGCAAGGGATGTTATTTGGTTAAATTGGATAAATATGTATACTACTTTTGTGAAATTATATGGAAAAATTGAGTTTTAAGCAATACTTAGATAGTAGGGAACAATTGCTAAAAGCAGCTGAACATCCTCCAGTTACTGTGATAGAATATGAAATAACAAAGTATTGTACATTGTATGTTGGTGAATCCAAAGACACCAGAGAACTAATTAGCTTAAAGCCAAAAAATAAAATAATAATTGAGTGGTTATACGAAGAGTTAACTGATCCTCAGCCTATTAATATTCAATTTGATGTGATATGTCATGCTCGTGTCGATTATGTTACGTTCTGGTCAGGTGATAAATTAAACAAGTGGTTAAATAGGCATACCATATTAGTATAATCGGATAAATAATAGCATCACTAAGGAACTGATATGAGCACATTTGATATTCAAACTGATACACCAGGATTGTTAAGACATGAGTCACTAAACATGACATTGGTATTTAACAAAACAGGGCAGGCTACTGGTAGGGTAAGTTGGAATATACCAGCTCCTGCAACTGGATGCATGGCAAATACACAAGCATATGATGGTATTATAATTACCATCGATACAAATCCCATACACACAAAAAAACAACCAAATAGAGGAACAATATATGAAGCTGATTCAAATATTGATAATAATTTATTTGTAGGTAGTATGATCGGTACTGCCAAAGTAGTTGGAGCATTTTACTCTGATCTAAAAACTACCACATTGGATATATCTGGATTATTGCCAGATATACCATACTATGTATCAGCATTCCCAGTTGATTCTACATATCGATATTACATAGAAGGCATTCATGCATATTCCCAAGATCTTAGTAATCGAGGTACCAATAGTACCAATGGACACCAACGTCTACTTATAAATCATGGTAATGGCATTTTACCAACTGACGATACTGGATTATTGGCGGATATTGATTATACCTTTAACATTCAAATTGGACTAGTCCCAGCACCAAAAGGTCCCAAAAATATACTTGATTGTTATCCAACTGAACCAACTCGTACAATTACTATACCTGCAAATACAGCCAATACATATGATGAATTGGTAACTCAAATTAATATACAGCTATCATTAATTGATAATCCGTACCATGGAGCAACTGCCCCAAATACTGGAACAATATATTTTGATGGTACACATTGGTATACTTGGACTGGTAATGCTACCCAACCATTAATTGTAATAACTCAATCGACTCAACCAAATAATGTATCAGTTGGTGATTATTGGCTAATCCCAACAACTAATCAACTTAATCAGTTTGATGGTGTAAGTTGGAATACAATACCAGTACTGACATCACCATTCGATCCCTTGAATCCAATCCCAGATATATCTTATTGGATAGATGGCACCAATGGATATGTGTGGGATGGTACAATCTGGAATAAAAAACCAACACTAATCCAATCAACAGATCCATCAATATCTGAAAACATATTACCAGGATCATACTGGTTTAATATGGATACTGGTATATTATATCGATGGGATAACTCATTTGACTTTTGGATGAATACATCACCAATCCAATCCAATGTAAGTCCAGATAACATAGTAAGTGGGATGTTGTGGTATAATGAAACAAATAGTAAGCTCTATACTAGAAATATCCAACAGTCTGGTTGGGATGAATCCCCAAATGTGACCATATCTGAAAGCCAACCATCTACCCCAGCAATTGGTAAGTATTGGTATAATCCACAAACCCATGTATTACAACAATATAATGGGGTAATTTGGTCAATTATACCATTATTTGTATCATTAATTGATCCCACAATTAAATCACCAGGAACGTTGTGGTGGGATGTAACTGCTGCTAAAGTATGGATATGGGATAATAGAAATTTGGTATGGGCTAATGTAACAAAATTGTACGAAAGTGGTATTGACCCATCAAATGCTGTGGTACTACTGTATGGTACCATTTGGTACAATAATAGTACTAATGAAATATTGATATGGAATTCCAAGTGCTTTGTTCCAGTATTGGGATATGTTTGGTCTATCGGTATACTAGTAGGCCAAGTCTGGTTCAATAATCAAACCAATAATTGGTTTATCCTAAACAATTCAAACAATTGGGAGCTCATTACTCCAACAATATCTACAACCAATCCTAATGATTTGCTAGTTGGTAGCACTGGAATGATACTCTGGTATTCTCCACTAACATTAGCTATACAGATGTGGAATGGATTAGCTTGGATTCCATTAGTATATACTACAATACTACCTGCTCCAATTAATGGATCATTGTGGTTTAATCCTGTATCAAATATAGTGCAGCGCTGGGATGGAAATTCATGGAAACCATACGAATCGAGGTGTATTGTTGAAATAGATTGTCATGGTAATTTATTTTTTGTTGATAGCTCAGTTGGAAGTACATCATTTGTGTATGTAACTGACAATACTTTGTTTTCTGCATTAATACATGGAACATCATATACTGATCCGGTTCCTGGAATGGATGAAGCATCAACAACCCCATCATATGATGAGATTGGGGTAGGTACTGATGGATCATCTAATGTTAGGCTAGATCTAGCTAAACATATTAAATTTGAATTGGGATACCCAGTTGTTGATGTTGAATTGACACCTGATCAGTTAGATTTTGTAATATCAAAAGCATTATCAGAGTTGCGAGCAAAATCTGGATTGGGGTATAAAAATGGATACTTCTTCATGAATACTATTCCAGAAACTCAACATTACTTATTAACAAATAAAATTGGTGGATATAACAAGATAGTTGATGTATTGAGCATCCAACGAGTTAATTCATTAGCAAATGGTGGTCACGATAGTGGAATATATGGACAAATTTTTGCTAATTTTTTATATAATGCTGGAAATTTTGACATGTTATCATATCACCTAATGACTGAGTATAAAAAAACATATGAATTAATATTTGCCCAACGTATCCAATTTAATTGGAATGAACAATCCAGAGAATTGTTTGTCCATCAACGATTGCCATATAATATGTTAGTTGCAATTGAAGCTACTGTTGAACGGACAGAGCAGGATATAATGACTGATAGATTGGTAAAACCATGGATTCAACGATATGCTACTGCATTGTCTAGGATAATATTAGCTGAAATTAGAGGAAAGTACTCATCATTGCCTGGACCAGGTGGTAGTATAATGCTAAATGCATCTGAACTACGAGCATCAGCAAAAGAAGAATTGGATATTTGTTTGCAGGAGATTGATAACTTCCTAGTAGATAATCCAGCTGAGTGGGGCGTAGGTGCTAGCTTATTATATGGGTAATGTCAATCCTAATTGAGTTGGTTAACTCAAATAAAACCCAACTCAAATACAGATAATTCATAAATATTATACAATATTGTTTAATACAGAGGAGTAAATCAATATGCCAAATCCATCGTGGGTAACTGCAGAAAATGTAAAATTTAATGGAACATTAAATAGTGCGGTAGTATTGCAACGTGCTAATAATATAAAATCACTAATACTTTGGGATAGTTTATCGGCTGATGATATGGGCAAATTAACCGATTTTATTACCGATCATGGTGGAATTACTCCACTAATTACTCCAACATCAGGATTTCAAGTTTGTGGGTTTAAGTCTGTTGTTGGTGCTACTGCAACTGGACTATCAGCAACTGCCAGTTCTGTTGCTGGAATTGCTACTATTAAATTAGGTGGATTGGCAATTAGTGCTGGATTAACTGGATTGTCAAATGCTATATTATTAAAAAGTCATGTTGCTAGAATATACTCTGCTATTGTTATAATTGATGGTTATATTATTAAACGTATATCAATATCTGGTAGTAATGGAAATACATTCAGCTCATTATTGACTCTGATTAATGCAAGTCTAGGATCTACTGCTACTGCCACATTATCAGGAGGTAATATCGTTATAACATCAGCAACTACCGGAAAATCATCCAGTGTATTGATACAAGATACTGGATTTTTGTGCTCATCACTAGCAGGATATTCTGGAATATTGTATGTTGCTGGATATGGACCAACCACATACCATGCTAATGCAATGGTTGATGGTATTAATATACCAATTAGTATAGTTGGCAGCACTGCACAAACATATACCACATTACTTTCACAAATTAATATTGACTTAGGTGCTGCAGCTATTGCAACAATAGTTGGTGGAAACATTGTCATAACATCAGCAACTGCTGGTGTTAATTCTGTAGTATCTATAGTTGATGTCAATTTATTTAAATCACTAACTGTATTTAAGTCAATATCAACACCAATAATTGGATCTGCTAACTTACTAGATACATTTAGATCTACAAGATCTACTTGTGGTGCCTGGTATTCAGACCTATTCAAAATTATTGCAGTTGGGTTAAAACCAGCTATGCCACCAATGATGGTGCATGGCATATACAATACATACTGGAATGGGTCAGTTTGGAAATATTTAGATACTGACGTTACTGTGTAACATACCATCAATAAATAGCTCATATAATGGATATGGGCTATTTAAATGTCATTCGAGTTTTTACAATCTATCATAGATAATGATGAATCTAATTATAAGTATTCAGGATTACCTAAGTTTAAAAAATATAAATCTACGATATTCACCAAACAACCATCAACCACACCCCCACGTTGTAT